CCTCTCTTTTGGGTTTAGCGGAATTCATGTTCCTTTTCTCTGGCTGTATCAATTTTACACGCGCTCCAGAGAAACCCTGGGGGTGTAGAAGAATACTTTCACCAGTAAATAATTTGCGATATCTCTCGTCAGTCTGGATTTGACATTTTGCCATAATCCATTTTGGATCTTCAAAAAGAACATCGTCGAACTCTTCTATGAGCCATTCTATAACATCCCGACAAAAACGTCGGAATGGTATATCAGTCCAACCTACGGACAGCATTGCAGCTGTTCTCTCTAGGGTAGTACTGGGTGTATGATGTTCACGCGGAGCATAAAGCAACGAAGTCATCAGCTTTGTTCGATTATAAATCGGAACTGCCATTCCCTGAAGGAATACAGTATGAGCTGAAAGAAAATCCAGATCACAAGCTCGTCGTGGTTCCAATGAATCAGTAGTTGTTGTTATCCCTAAGGGCTTCCAACTCGCAATAACTGAAACAGCATTATAATAAACATGTGCTTCATCAGAAACAGTCCAAGTATTATCATCACCTACCAAAGCTTTTGCTGTATGGAGTTCAAAACTCTCATAACTCTGCAAATGTTGTGGCACAGTACGTAACCAAGCATAAGCCAGTAAAGTATATAATATCAAAGTGTTATCTGTTATTGTATTAACTGACCCAGAAGGGTTCCCAGTTTTCTTCATTACAATAACTCCATCAGGACAAATCACAAGCGTATGCACCAAATTCCGATAATAGGTTTTGAGGCGTTGAGGATTTTCTTTGGTTCGAAATTCTTCCGCAAGCATATTCCAACGCAATCGAGCACAACCCCACATGAGAAAAATTCTCAATGAGGAGTCATACTGTGATTCATCTAATGCATATCCTTTGCGGAACACATTGAGTTTTCGATACAAAACATCCCAGTTTCCCTTATAAGGGCTCATTCCAACTGCGGATGCTGATTTTAAATGAGAAGCATACATCTTTTCGTTCATATCAACAAAAAGACGGGTGCCGTGCACAACAGCATCGACACCACCTGAAAGAAAAGTCCTGATAGAATTATCATGCAATTTTTCTTCAGTTCGCAATTCCTCTTTCAAGGAATTTGTAAACAAGCAAGTCCAATTTGGATCACTGCCCATAACTTCCCAATCATCTTGCAACCACTTATCAATATCCGGATCTTTTTCAAACAGATCTTTCTTAACGGGATAATGTTGATTAAATGGAGCTCCACTAGATGTGGACATATCTAAATGGGTTTTGGCAGATTCATAGTCTAAAACTTTTGAATTAGCCATATAAACACCAAAATGTCTTGAGGTGTATTCCCATGCAAGATTCATATCTAAAACTTCATCAACGGACAAAGGTTTTATATCTTTTCCATATTTTGCCAAGGATTTATATGAGGCTGCAGCATTCGGGATGGGCAAACCCCATTCCGGCGCAATCTCAACGCCTTTCTCATCCACAAAGCATTTCAGCTGT